CGTACTTTGCATTGAATGTGAAGCGCCAATTCCGCCAGCACGACGCCGCGCCATTCCGGGAGTGCAGCTTTGCATTACCTGTCAGGAAATCGCAGAACTGAAAGGCAAACATTACAACGGAGGTGCTGTATGAGCACCATCCTGAAATGGGCGGGAAATAAAACCGCCATTATGCCAGAACTGAAAAAATACCTTCCTGCTGGCCCGCGACTGGTTGAACCTTTCGCGGGTTCCTGTGCTGTGATGATGGAAACGGATTATCCCAGCTATCTGGTTGCGGATATTAATCCTGATTTAATCAACCTCTATAAAAAGGTTGCCGCTGATTGTGAATCGTTTATATCTCGCGCCAGAGTTTTATTTGAGATCGCAAACAGGGAGGTGGCTTATTACAACATAAGGCAGGAGTTTAACTGCTCAACTGAAATTACTGATTTCATGAAAGCGGTATATTTCCTGTATCTCAATCGTCACGGTTACCGTGGTTTATGTCGCTATAACAAGAGCGGGCATTTCAACATTCCCTACGGTAATTATAAAAATCCGTATTTCCCTGAAAAAGAACTTCGCACATTTGCAGAAAAAGCCCAGCGAGCAACGTTTATCTGCGCCAGCTTTGATGAAACGCTGGCGATGTTGAAGGCGGGAGATGTGGTGTATTGCGATCCGCCATATGACGGTGTGTTTTCCGGCTATCACACTGATGGTTTCACTGAAGATGACCAGTATCACCTGGCATCCGTTCTTGAACATCGGTCATCAGAAGGACATCCGGTCATTGTTTCTAACAGTGACACATCCCTGATCCGTTCGCTGTATCGCAATTTTACTCACCACTATATCAAGGTAAAACGCAGCATCGGTGTGGCAGCTGGCGAGGGTAAATCAGCAACAGAAATCATTGCTGTTTCCGGGCCGCGCTGCTGGATGGGATTTGATTATTCGCGTGGCGTGGATAGTTCTGCCGTGTACGAAGTACGTGCATGAGTCATGCCGATATGAACAACTGCTGCGGCTTTAACGAGGCTGCCGCAGCATTCTCATGGAACAGCCCGAAAAAGGCCATTAACCCTTATCTGGACCCGGCGGAAGTTGCGCCGGTTTCTACGCTTTCAAACCTGATCACTCTGTACGCTGCCGATAACGAGCAGGAACAGTTGCGCCGCGAGGCACTGAGTGATCAGGTCTGGGAGCGTTATTTCTTTAATGAATCACGTGATCCTGTCCAGCGCGAAATGGAGCAGGATAAGCTCATTAGCCGGGCAAAGCTGGCGCATGAGCAGCAGCGTTTTAATTCAGACATGGTCATTCTGGCGGACGTCAACGCCCAGCCTTCCCATATCAGCAAGCCGCTGATGCAACGTATTGAATACTTCAGCAGCCTGGGCAGGCCAAAGGCTTATTCCCGCTATTTACGTGAGACGATTAAGCCATGTCTGGAACGACTGGAGCATGTACGCGACAGTCAGCTATCTGCATCTTTTCGCTTTATGGCAAGCCATGAAGGGCTGGACGGCCTGCTGATCCTGCCTGAAATGAGTCAGGATCAGGTGAAACGCCTGTCCACCCTGGTAGCTGCGCATATGAGTATGTGCCTTGATGCAGCTTGTGGTGATTTGTATGCCACCGATGACGTTAAGCCAGAAGAAATCCGCAAGACATGGGAAAAGGTGGCAGCGGAAACCCTGCGTCTGGATGTCATCCCACCTGCGTTTGAGCAACTCCGTCGGAAAAGAAACCGCCGTAAACCCGTGCCCTATGAACTCATTCCGGGTTCGCTGGCGCGTATGTTGTGCGCCGACTGGTGGTATCGGAAATTATGGAAGATGCGTTGCGAATGGCGGGAAGAGCAGTTGCGCGCTGTTTGCCTGGTCAGCAAAAAAGCATCTCCTTATGTCAGCTATGAAGCCGTGATGCATAAACGTGAGCAGCGCCGTAAGTCGCTGGAGTTTTTCCGTTCTCATGAACTGGTGAACGAAGACGGCGACACGCTGGACATGGAGGATGTGGTAAACGCCAGCAGCAGCAACCCTGCGCATCGCCGCAATGAGATGATGGCCTGTGTTAAAGGTCTGGAGCTTATCGCGGAAATGCGCGGTGACTGCGCCGTTTTCTACACTATCACCTGTCCGTCGCGTTTCCATTCCACGCTAAATAACGGCAGACCAAACCCGACCTGGACAAACGCGACGGTAAGACAAAGCAGCGATTATCTGGTCGGCATGTTTGCTGCATTTCGTAAGGCGATGCACAAAGCCGGGTTGCGCTGGTATGGCGTGCGGGTGGCTGAGCCGCATCATGATGGCACAGTTCACTGGCACCTGTTGTGTTTCATGCGCAAAAAAGACCGCCGTGCCATCACTGCATTACTGCGTAAGTTTGCCATCCGTGAAGACCGCGAGGAGCTGGGCAATAACACTGGGCCGCGCTTTAAGTCTGAGTTGATTAACCCGCGCAAAGGAACGCCGACAAGCTACATCGCGAAATATATCAGTAAGAACATTGACGGTCGTGGTCTGGCTGGCGAGATCAGCAAGGAAACGGGTAAATCTCTGCGTGATAACGCTGAATACGTGAATGCCTGGGCGTCTCTGCATCGTGTTCAGCAATTCCGCTTCTTTGGTATTCCGGGGCGTCAGGCTTACCGTGAACTTCGCTTGCTGGCTGGTCAGGCGGCAAGGCAACAGGGTGACAAAAAAGCAGGTGCGCCGGTACTGGATAACCCGCGTCTTGATGCCATTCTGGCTGCTGCTGATGCTGGTTGTTTTGCCACCTACATCATGAAGCAGGGCGGCGTACTGGTTCCCCGTAAATATCACCTCATCAGAACCGCTTATGAAATCAACGAAGAGCCGACCGCCTATGGCGATCACGGCATTCGTATTTATGGCATCTGGTCACCCATTGCAGAGGGCAAGATCTGCACTCATGCAGTGAAGTGGAAAATGGTTCGTAAAGCCGTTGACGTTCAGGAGGCGGCAGCCGACCAGGGCGCTTGCGCCCCTTGGACTCGTGGCAATAACTGTCCCCTTGCTGAAAATTTGAACCAACAGGAGAAAGATAAATCAGCTGATGGGGGCACCAGAACGGACATTACCCGCATGGATGACAAGCAGTTGCACGATTACCTGCACAGTATGAGCAAAAAAGAGCGCCGGGAACTGGCAGCAAGGTTACGCCTGGTTAAACCGAAACGGCGTAAAGACTACAAACAGCGAATTACAGACCATCAGCGACAGCAGCTCGTCTATGAGCTGAAGTCCAGAGGATTTGATGGTAGCGAGAAAGAGGTCGATTTACTCCTTCGCGGCGGCAGTATTCCGTCAGGAGCAGGCCTGCGTATCTTCTATCGGAACCAGCGTTTGCAGGAAGATGATAAGTGGCGAAACCTGTATTAATTACGCGGGTTAACAATTCGTGCTCTTAATAATACCAGGCATATCAGGCTGATGAACGTAAAAAACGTTTTACATCAGTAAGATTATTATATACTGTAAATATAAACAGTGGTTATATTTACAGTATTGCTTTGGTGTCATAGGAGGAAAGATGCAGGACTATTTTTTGGAGTCTTTGAAGCTCCAGCGCATTGATTTTTTTCTTAAGCTTGTAGCGGCTAGTGAGTGTAGTGATGAAGAGAAGGGGCTGGCTTTGCAGTGGGTTTCTGAACTAACAGATGAACTCATGGCAAAAATCAGAACCCACGAATACAACCGCTCAATGGATGTCATCAGTTGAGGTGACTTTTTATGCGCATTGAAATAATGATCGATAAAGAGCAGAAGATTAGCCAGTCTACCCTGGACGCCCTTGAATCCGAGCTTTACCGCAATCTGCGTCCTCTGTATCCCAAAACGGTAATTCGTATCCGCAAAGGTAGCTCTAACGGTGTGGAACTGACCGGATTGCAACTGGACGAAGAAAGAAAACAAGTGATGAAAATTATGCAGAAGGTGTGGGAAGACGACAGCTGGCTGCATTAAGAAACGTTGCTGGCGTCTGAACTTGCTTCTGGCGTCAGCAAGGTTGAACAACGAGCTATGCGAGGCGTTAGTGTCAATTTGTTACCTTAACCACTATATATGCCAGGAAATTAACAGTTCTTAAGAAACAGCTTGCATGATCGAGCGCATTGAACTTAAGTTTAAGTAACGCAATCAACAGATGATATTGTTGTCTAAATTTTAAAGATAATCTGTTGAGGTTGTAGGCGTCGGAGTGTAGACTTCCGCGCCATGTGAAAAGGGGGAGTTATGTCAAGCATCGCCGCATTTAGCCTGGGTAACCCAGTTGAACGTCTGGCAAGGGTTCTTAAAGAGAACCAGGACAAACTCAATCTTAGTAAAGATGGTTTTGTGTCCGTAGACTTGTCTAACAAAAGAGCAATGGATGCCATCAAGGCACAGATGGATAAGCTTGAAGGCATCAAAACGAGCACTGTAAAAGAGAAAACTAATAGAACCAGATAATGGCAACATTACTTTTAGCAGTGATTTTGGTTAGTGGTTTTATTTATGTAAACCTATCACTTTCAACAAGATACCGATATAAGCGTTCCAACGGCTGGGACGCTTATTTTTTTGTGGCTGCCTGGGGTATCGTTTTTTTTTCTCCTTGGCGGTTTTTTCACCTTTATTTTGAACGTCAGCGGAGGGTTTCGTTGGCTGGCTAATGCCTTGAATCTAACACCTGACAGTTTTAATGGCATGTTGTCTTCATCGAAAGACAAACTTCAAAGAATAAATGAAATCAAACAGATAGCATGGGTTATGATTTCAATTGTCCTCGCTGCGATTTCAGGTTTTGGAAATAAGTTACGCACATCACGTGGAGATCGTCGCTGGGATGCCTTAGCTAAAGCTGTGGGTAATAACGCTTTCGAATCATTACTCATGGAAGCGTCCGCAAGACAGTTTCCGATCATAGCAACTCTGTCGTCTCGCAAAATCTATGTTGGTCTTGTTACTTGTCCGGCGTTAGAAAACGGGCTTTCAGAGCACCTTGAACTTCTCCCGATGTTAAGCGGATATCGGGATAAAGATGATCTAACGATTAGTATCACGACTAACTATCACCAACATTATCTTGATAGTGGTGTGATAAGTGGAATGTCTCGGCTTAATATCGAAGATTTCCGTGTGCTCATACCAAAAGATGAGGTTGAAACAATTTCGTTTTTTGATACTGAGACATATAACAAATTTAAAGAAAATGAAGCCAGGGATAGAAAGAACTGTCGAAAGATTGATAGTAAAAGTGCATCTTCGCGCAGCAAGCGTGCAGCAGATGCTGAGTCAAATGATCGTGCATGACTATGCTGCATGAGATCGCATGATCGTTTGAGGATCGTTTTTGCTAGGGCCCGCCAGAACTGGCGGGCTTTCGCGTAGATCATGCACCTGCATGAAAACTACTACATAAAGCGGGCAGGCGTGGCGGGGATACGAGCGCGCGCAAGCAAGTTTAAATTAGGTTTCAAGATCCTTGTCTCATTTTTGCTTGAAAGGAAGTATTACCCTACATTCAACATGTGGAATGGAGATAGACATGGCATTTCAAATTGAGGCTGTCTGCCCCTGCTGTGGGGTTATTGCAAGTGGTGATTTGAACAAAATTGAAGAAGTGTTTGGTTTTAGAACTATGGAAGGAGAGCGGCTGATCCCTCAATCGTATTGCCGCAAATGTCGCAGGTTAAGATGTTCCCCAAATGATAAAAAATGCGGAGCTTAGAGAATGGCTATTTATTGTATAACCTATGACTTGAAGGCTCCGGGAAGAAACTACGATGAAGTTTTTGACTATCTAAAGCAATTTACATACTGTAAATATCTTGAATCATTTTGGTTAGTAGATACAACGCTGACCGCAACTCAACTGCGTGACGGACTCCAAGCCAGGGTCGATAGTAACGATATTCTGTTTGTAGCTCGTTTACAAGGTGAATGGGCGTCAAGATATTATCCATGCGGTGATTGGCTAAACTCCGAAAAAAGAAATTGGTAATGAATAAGGCCGCTCAGTTTGCGGCCTATGCTAATGATTTTTATTCGCTAACTTTTATTTCTTTTCATTCTGAATATCTAAAGTGTACGGCTCGAAACGTATAACTTCATCGCCCAGCCAGTTGTTAAGTTCCTGTAGGCGTTTCTGCAGAGGTATCAACTCGTTGCGGACAAAGACACGGCTTGCCTTTTCTACATCCCCAAACCCCCCGACATTATTAGGCATTATCCCCATCATTTGTGGCGGCACACGATGCGCCGCCATCATGTCGTCCCGGCTCACGTTCTTGATATTCAGGAACTCATCCTTCGCCACCACTTCTGACAACGGGATAATCTGAAGCCCGTCCTTTTTACCGTTAGGCGAGTACATAAACAGGTTACGGAAGTTACCAGGACCTTTGGCGCTTTTCATCGCATTGCGGAGGTTGTTCACATCCTCCTGGTTCTGCGCTGCATCGGTCATGTACATGATGAAGCCTGCATGACTGCCGTTAATGTAATACTTGCGGCGGAACAGCGTGGCGGACTCGTTGAGCAGGGCTGACGGAATGGCAGAAAGATAACCGGGCAGGCCGTAGATCTCCTGGTTGATGTCCGGTTCCATCAGATGAAAAATGCTGCCTTTCGTGAACTGATACGGCTGCGTAGTCATGCCGTATTGCACAAACCAGTAGGTATCCAGGTCTAATCCGCGTCGGGTGTATTTTGCCAGGGTCGGTTCAAGGGCGATAACTTCACCGAAGCGGTTCGTGCGTTTCTCCAGGTAGGCGTTACCAAATACCAGATAGTCCTGCACAAAACGCGAAAAAGCCTGCTGGCTGAGCAGCGGATGAGGGATATAGGTACTGGTCAGAATGTTGCACTTTACTGCAATCGGGGAACTGTGATGCACGGCAGCGCGGAAGGTGCGCGCCAGTCCGTCAAAGCTGACGGGCGGCTCATACCAACGGTCCATCTGTACGCATTCCACATAGTCCAGTAATTCTCGGCGGTCCAGAACAGGAACGGGATCGCCGAAGCTGAATGCTTCGGCTGAAGTCTGGCTTTTATGCTGGATGTGATTCATCGCCGCAGCGCGGTTTTTCTTACTCTTTCCCATCAAAAAATCTCCACAATATTGCTTGTATTGGCGGACTCGCCCTGCAGCGGTTCATTAAACAGTGCGTGCATCGTTGCCCAGGCCAGATCGGCGTGGCTGGCTTCTTCGCTGCGGCTGGCTTCATAGGTCGGGCGGTTGCCACTGGCGGTGGTGGCGCGACGGATTGCCATGAATGACTGCGCAATGTCGGTGTGCCCGGCGTCAAACTCCAGACGGCGGTGGCTGATAATGTCGTATGCCTTGAGTACCAGGGCATTTTTAACGTTGGGGTTGTAGACAAACTCCCGGACGGCAGGAAAAAACGCTTTCACGTTCTCGTAAACCCCGTGACCGACACCCGTCGAGTCGATGCCGATATATGTCACGTTGTACTGTTCGGTCAGTTTTTTGATGGCGTCCGCCTGGGCGCGGAAGTCCATCCCGCGCCACTGGTGGCGCTCAAGAATACGGAACTTACCGCCCGGCACGGCTGGCGGTGCCACCACCACGCATCCGGCGCTGTCGCCGTTCTGCGTACCTTTTGCCGGGTCATAACCGATCCACACTTCGCGCCACCCAAACGGGCGAAGGGCCAGTGCATGAAAGTCGGTCCAGACTTCCCAACTGTCCACCATGCACGCCTGCAGCTCGCTGAGCGGAAACACGGACGCGAGATCGTCCACAAACTCGCACATCAGCAGGTTCTGGTATTCGTCCGGGCTGTACTCCATGCGCAACTGGTCAAGGTCGAACAGGTTGCAGCCGCCGCGCACCGCATCTTCCACGGTGACTATCTGGCGGTATTGCCCGTCTGCGCACAGCAGGCCGGGGGCCAGATTGCTGTGGGACAGGTCGATGTCCACCTTGTCGGCTTTGTTGCGTCCACGGTTGAACAGCGCACCGGACCAGAACGGATAAGCACTGTGGGTCAGGCTTGATGGCGTGGAAAAATAGGTTTGTCGCCATTTTTTGTGAATAGCCATACCGGAAGCCACTTTACGCAGCTCCTGAAATTTCGGTATCCAGAAATATTCATCCAGATACAGGTTGCCGTGATAACTCTGGGCAGTGCGGGCATTGGTGCCGAGGAAGTAAAGCGTGGCACCGTTAGGAAGCACCATCGGATCACCTTTCAGCTCCACCTCCACTTCTTTGGCGAAGTCGAAGATGTACTGCTTAAAGACGTGGGCCTGTGCCTTGCTGGCGGAAAGGAAAATCTGGTTACGTCCGGTCAGCAGGGCGTCAATCAGGGCTTCACGGGCAAAATAGAAGGTTGCGCCGATCTGGCGTGACTTCAGCAGGTTGCGGATGCGGTTGGTTTTTCCGGCTTCCCACCAGTGGCGCTGGTAGTTGAACATGGAGGAATGGAAGATTTCTTCCAGCTTCTCAATCTGTTCATCGGTGAAAACATTCTTTTCCGGCTGACGGCGTGGGCCTTTGTTGCGGTTGGCGACGTTAGGGTTTAAATCGGCTTCGTTGCCGCCATTGTTAAACTTGCCGATCCGCGCGTGGCGCTCCGACTGGCGCGCCAGCAGGTCAATCTCTTTGAAATCTTTCCCTTCTTTGTGCTCCTTCATAATGAGCTGGCAGTAGCGTGCGGCGGTGGTGAGCTGCATCTGATCCAGCGGCCCATAGTCACCCCACTTGTCGCGTTTTTTCCAGCTGTGAACAGTTGCAACTTTCTCGCCCAGCATTTCAGCAATGCGGGCGACGCGGTATCCCTGAAAGTACAGCAGCATGGCCTGCCGACGGGGATCGAGATCTGCGGGTGTCAGTGTGGTGTTCATGGCACAAACCTACAGCCTTGAATGAAGGCTTTCCCCGCCTGCGGTTTGTGTGGTTGTCGGTACAAATACCGCGCATTGTTTCACTGCCCCCATCACCGCAACCATAAGGCTCCAGTAAGTTTTTTCTAACGGAGCACGGCTCATGACAGTGAAAGCAAAGCGTTTTCGCATCGGGGTGGAAGGTGCCACCACCGACGGACGCGAAATCCAGCGTGAATGGCTGGAACAGATGGCAGCCAGCTACAACCCGGCGGTGTATACCGCGCTGATTAACCTTGAGCACATCAAGTCTTATCTGCCGGACAGCACCTTTAACCGCTACGGCAAGGTGACGGCGCTGTTTGCTGAAGAAATCACGGAAGGTCCGTTGGCAGGCAAGATGGCGCTGTATGCCGACGTTGAGCCAACGGAATCCCTGGTGGAACTGGTGAAAAAAGGCCAGAAATTATTCACATCTATGGAAGTCAGTCCGAAGTTTGCTGATACGGGCAAAGCCTACTTGGTCGGCCTGGCTGCCACTGATGACCCTGCCAGTCTGGGCACTGAAATGCTGACATTCAGCGCCAGTGCAGCCCATAACCCGCTGGCAAACCGCAAGCAGAATCCCGCCAATCTCTTTACCGCCGCAGAGGAAACGGTGATCGAACTGGAAGAAATCCAGGAGGACAAGCCGTCCCTGTTTGCCCGCGTCACGGCACTGTTCACCAAAAAAGAGCAGTCCGACGATGCCCGGTTCTCTGATGTGCATAAGGCCGTGGAGTTGGTCGCCACTGAGCAGCAAAACCTGAGCGCACGCACCGAAAAATCCCTGTCTGAGCAGGAAGAACGTCTGTCTGAGCTGGAGACTGCCCTGCAGGCACAGCAGACCGCCTTTAACGAACTGGTGAATAAGCTGAGTCATGAAGACAGCCGCCAGGACTACCGCCAGCGTGCAACAGGCGGTAACGCCCCCGCTGACACTCTGACCAATTGCTGATGGAGCACAAAACCTGATGAAGAAGAATACCCGCTTTGCTTTTAACGCTTACCTGCAGCAGCTGGCGCGTCTGAACGGTGTGGCAGTTGAAGAACTGTCCAGCAAGTTCACCGTGGAGCCGTCTGTACAGCAGACGCTGGAAGACCAGATCCAGCAGTCCGCCGCTTTCCTGACGCTGATTAACGTCACGCCAGTGACTGAGCAGTCCGGTCAGCTGCTGGGGTTGGGTGTTGGTAGCACCATTGCCGGAACCACTGACACCACCGCGAAAGAGCGTGAACCTGTCGATCCTACGCTGATGGTCGATGTGGAATACAAATGCGAGCAGACCAACTTTGACACGGTACTGACCTACGCGAAGCTGGACCTGTGGGCGAAGTTTCAGGATTTCCAGGTGCGTATCCGTGACGCCATCGTGAAACGTCAGGCACTGGACCGCATCATGATCGGCTTTAACGGCGTGAAGCGTGCGAAAACCTCCAACCGCAGCGAAAACCCGCTGCTGCAGGATGTGAACAAAGGCTGGCTGCAGAAAATCCGTGAGGAGCACCGGATCACGTCATGGGCAGCACCACCATGGGCGGTGAAACCACACCGGGCGCGGTGAAAGTCGGTAAAGGTGGCGAATATGCCAACCTGGACGCCGTGGTGATGGATGCCGTCAATGAGCTTATCGACGTGGTCTACCAGGACGATGACGATCTGGTGGTGATTTGCGGGCGTGAACTGCTGTCTGACAAGTATTTCCCGCTGGTTAACAAAGAGCAGGAAAACAGTGAAAAACTGGCTGCCGATATGATCATCAGTCAGAAACGCATGGGTGGCCTGCAGGCCGTGCGTGCACCGTTCTTCCCGCCGAATGCACTGCTGATCACCCGTCTGGATAACCTGTCCATCTACTGGCAGGAAGACACCCGCCGCCGTTCAGTTATCGACAACCCGAAACGTGACCGGATTGAAAACTTTGAATCCGTTAACGAAGCCTATGTGGTTGAGGACTACCGCTGTGCCGCACTTGTGGAAAACATCCAGATTGGCGACTTCAGCGCCGCCGCAGCAGAAACCGGAGCGTAATCCATGAGCCTGAGTCCCGCACGGCAGCATCGCCTGCGCGTTCAGGCTGAACAGGCCGCCCGCGAGGGCGGCAGTGTTCTCCACGCGTCGGGCTATGACCTGATGCTGCTGCAACTGGCGGAAGACCGCCGCCGTCTCAAGGGTGTTCAGTCCACGGTCAAAAAAGCGGAAATCAAGGTGGAGCTGCTGCCGAAGTACGCCGCCTGGGCAGAGGGCGTCCTGGCTGCCGGAGGCACTCAACAGGATGACGTGCTGATGTACGTGATGCTGTGGCGCATTGATGCCGGAGATTATGCCGGGGCGCTGGAGATCGGATGTCATGCCCTGCGTCATGGCTGGGTGATGCCACTGGGTAACCGCAATGTGCAGACCGTGCTGGCAGAGGAAATGGCAGACGCGGCGCAGAGCGCAATGCTTGCCGCCACCGGCTTTGATGCCGATCTGTTGCTGCAGACGCTGGAGCTGACAGACGGTCTGGATATGCCGGACCAGTCACGGGCGCGTCTGCATAAAGCGATTGGCGCTGTCCTGAGTGAAAGCAATCCGGCTTCCGCCCTTAACCATCTCAACCATGCGTTGCAGCTCGATCCCCGCTGTGGCGTGAAAAAAGACAAACAGCAGCTGGAGCGCAGACTGCGCAATGACAGCCGCTGACAGAACGTGCCCCCG